CAATAGAAACCATCGAGATATGCCGAACAGCAGCAGGCCTTGAACCTGTATCAATGGAACACGCTATACAAGGTAGTGAGCTTGTCCTGCACGAGTCCAAGATATTCGGGTCAACCCAGAGTGCCGAAGATGAATACCTAGAAAGTGTGGAGGAAGGAAGCGCAATGGATCACCTATCCCGGCTTGATGATGAGACCCGGCAGATGGTTGTTTTACATCTTGGCTTAGATGGGTGTGTACCGCAGACTATCCACATGATAGCCAGCCGTTACCGTATACCGCCTGTAATCGCCAAACAGAGGCTTGCAGAGGCTATCGCAGAACTGAGAACAAACCTTGAGACATCTTGAAGACAAAGAACAGATAGCCTTGATTACTTGGGTACGCCTTATGGAGCCCAAGCATCCGGAACTCTCAACTATCTACCACTGCCCTAACGGTGGGCATCGTGACATCAGGACAGCTGCGAAGTTCAAAGCCATGGGAGTGAAGGCGGGAGTGTGGGATATCTTTTTGCCTTGCCCAGCACCCGGGCTCTTTATTGAGATGAAGGCAGGGAAGGGCAGACTAACACCGGGGCAGGTGTCCTTTAGGGAATCCTTGCTACCGTACGGGTATTCTTTCGTGGTGGCTTATAGTTGGGTAGATGCTGCCAAGGCTATAGGGAGTCACCTTGGGTTTAGCGTTGATGTATAATCGGTTGTCGATCTAATCGGCTGCTCATGTGATGGAGTACCAGACCCGCCTTGCACGTCCTCTGCTTGGCGGGTTTTCTTTTGGTGTATAATGTGAGTGAACCTATCCTTCAAGGTTTGGCTTTGCCAGCCCCCGGAGTAGCTACCGGGGGTTCCCTGAAGTAGGTATCTTGAAGGAAAACATAGGTATACATCATGGCTATTCCAGCCACTGATGCCGTTCAGGCTATCGCTTTTTTACGGCATCTTTTCAAGCCCTATCAAGACGGCTTTATTGAAATCCGTCCGCTCTCCAAACATAAGCCCCACGCTAACCGGACAACCTACAGGCTCCCTGAATGCCTGAAGGGTGAAGCCGGGCAAGCACTCAGCCAGCACATCATTAGCCTTGCAATGCGTGGTTATGATGTCTATGTAGGCGTGTGTCCAAGGGTTGCACCTGAAGGTCCCGGACGCAAGCTGGGCAAAGATGCCATCGAACAGGTTGGGGCAGTTTGGGTGGATCTAGATTCCAAAGTTGATGGTGCAAGTAGTCAAGTTTTACTTGACACCTGCGACATTGTTGTAAGCACTGGCAATGGTTGGCATGGCTACGCACTAACCAAGAGCGTAAGTAAGGTAACCACAGCACGAGACCGGACAACACTCGAAACCAGAATCAGGCATTGGGCAAACGGCTTGCTTCCAGGCACTGACAACGTATCCAACGTAGACAGAATATTGAGGGTCCCCGGTACGCTGAACTGGAAAGATAAGGACAATCCTAAACCCGTTGTTCTCCTGAAGGGTGGCGGTATCAAGCCAACCTACAAGCAATCCTTGTGTGTTGAGATGCTGGGCGATGAGCGATTAGATGCCTTGCTGGCATCCGCCAAGGCTGGCGAGCTGGGGCACGTTGTGCCGATGATACGCCACGCTTCCGGACGCTATACCGGATGTCTTGATACATTCTTCCTTGAACTCGAACAGGCTTGCGTAAAAAGCAAATCTGATGCACGATGGTCATTCCTTTTGGATATTGTCCGGGCAGACCTGCCGGAGATTATGGAGCATTACTTTGGCAATTGATTGGGATGACATCCCGGTAGTACCCGACATCAAACCGGAACGACAACGTGGTGAGCCTAGTGGCGAGTTTACGCATCACAAGCTCATGGAGCGACACCCAGAGGGTGGAGGTCCATACGGTGGCAGAGATAATGCCGTAACCGCTTTGGTTGGCTATCTTAGAGAGCGTCAGTTTCATTACGATTTAGCCCTTGCGTTTGCCCTCGATTGGAATCGTAACCACTGTGACCCGCCTATGCTTGACCATGAAGTGCAAGATAAGGTTGGACGTGCTTGGGCTGAGTGGTCAATCAGCGTACGGGAGATGTACACAAAAGAGATGGCGGTAAAAGACCTGCTGGCAGAACGTGCCAAAGCACTAGAGCCAAAGCAAGCACGGAAAAAGAAAGTACCGTGGGACTGGGACAGGTTGCAGGAAGAAGCCGCCAAGAGTCGAGACACCGAGTGGATAATCCCTCATGTCATAGCACGTCAAGCCATTCACTACTTTGCTGGTCCACCTAGTAGCGGTAAGTCATGGATGGCAGCTGACCTTGTCCGTGCTTCACAGTGCGCCGGTAACTGGATGGGCATTGCTCCATGCGTCAAGTCTAAGGTTTTGTACGTCAATGAAGAGATGGGCGTAGGTGAATACAATAATCGTTTCCATCTGCTGTACCCGGAAGCCTGCCGAGGCCTTCATTCGTTCGTAAATGAAAACATCCGGTTTACCGATCCAGATGACCTTGAAGATATCGTGGACTTTGTCAAAGAGAACGCCATCGATATCGTTATTGTTGATACATTCGTCCGGGTCCACAACCTTGATGAAAACAGCAACTCGGAAATGTCCCAGCTCTACCAACACTTCAAACGTGTGACTGATGCAGGAGCCGCACTCGTGGTTCTACACCATGCCCGTAAGGGCGCTACAGGCTCACTGGGGCACGAAAGTATGCGAGGGGCTGTGGAGATAGCAGCACAAGCAGAAACCGTGCTGTCAATCGAAAACAAGATGGGGCACTACACGGTCAAGACCGTAAAGCAAAGACGTAGCCCGTTTGAAGACCAGCTAAACTTTGAGTTCAAGATTCACGCCAACGCTCCGAACGATTTGGAGATTAGGCGCATAGATATTGCGACCGAAGAAAAGACACTGGATCAAGCCATCTTGGACTACATCGCAGAAGCGCCAGGGCAGACCAGCCAACAGATAGCAGACGGCATCAAGAAACGCAAATCGGATGTCATCAAGGCACTGCAAGGGCTGGAAGATGAGTCAATGGTAAACGTTATGCATGGTGCGAGAGGAGCCAAATTCTATAGTCCATTTAGTATGTTTTGACCTGTTCCCGTGACCTGTTCCCCTTAAGAATAGAGAATGGGAACAGGTGGATAAATCCCCCCCTAAGAACCCCCCCTAGCCCGGAGGGCGTTAGGGGGATATGAGAGAGCAAAACCGTTCCCCCGCTTGATGCGGGGAACGGCATTGCCAAGAAAATAAAGGTTTGACAGTATCCCCTTGGTGGGTATATAGTTTGCATGGCAATAGTGCCGTGAATAAGCCGGATGGCTTGAAGGAGTAAAGATGGGATTTTTTGCACAACATGGTTCGTACAGCGAAGGCAACGGTAAAAAGTTTGCAGTAGCTGAAGCAGGTATCTACACCTGTGCCTTGATTGACATCGAAGCAGTACAAGGCAAATCGTTTGATGATCCATCGGTACTTGAACCAAACTACAAGTTTGTGTTTGAGACAACCGAGGTTGGTGACGATGACGGGCAACCCTTCCGGTTCGTGCAGTTCACCAAAACAGCCTATGGTAATGACAAGGCGAAATTGACTATCCTGCTCGATTCCATGGTTGGTAAGCACATGGACCGCAACGAGTATCAAAACCTCGACATCAACGCTCTCAAGAGCAAGCAATGGCAGGTTGTAGTTGGTACCCGGCAGAAGATGAATGGCGAACTCGGTAACGTGATCGAAACCGTAAAGCCTGTAAAGGTTGCATCTACAAAGCCACTACGCAAGGCTGTACCTACGGCAGACATTACAGATCCATTCGAGGACTGATGCGACAACACTACACGGTTGGCACTCTCGATGCCTTGGCAGTAATCGAAGATTGGAACCTGGACTTTGTATCCGGCTCCATTCTGAAGTACCTACAACGCCAAGAGCATAAGGGGCAACAGGAACAAGACAGGCTAAAGGTACTCTGGTACGCAGCCTATCTGGTTACACGCTCCAGGGAGTATGCCGACCGTGTAGTAAACGATGCCAAGGAGATAAGTAATGGCACGACCTAAGTGCAGTATCGTCGAGTCACACCGTAAGCGTGACGTGGTACTGCAAAGATACGAAGAGCTTGTAGCATCAGGGATGCGATGCCACGATGCAGCTAAACTACTCGGCTTCAATCACACCACCATCAACTATTGGAAAAAGCAGATTCTAGATCAGAAGCGTATAGAGATACAGGCAGAAGTACAGACCATGGCAAACGGCAGTTTCTCCGTAGCACTTGAAAAGCTACGCTCTGGCTACATGGTACGACGGCATGGTGCTGCTTGGTTTCTGCAACTGATAGACGGCAAGATATGTTTGTATCTGCTCGATGGGGCTGGTAACCGTAGATACAACAAGGTTGCATCATTCGGTAGTGCTGATGTGCTTGCGATGGACTGGGAGATTTTCGTAGGATGAAGTTTGAACTAGCATTTGAAGCCCTACGCCACGGCTACTGCATCACAGTGCAGGAAAACAAGGCGCTCTGGTACACATGGAGTCAAAAATTGGAATGTATTCGTTCATACATACACGATATGCATCAGTCCTATAGCCTTGACATTCCGGTTGACCGCATTATGACCGATCGCTGGCAGGTTGGTGTTTACATCGAAGGCAACTCACCGCTCTGGCTTGATATTCCAGACGCCTATGACATCGAGCAGATCATGCAGTATGCCGAAATCGGAATGGAAAAACGTGAACAAAGATTGGCAGGTGTCAGATGAGAGGCATTGAAGCACTAATAGCACTAAGACAACTCAAAAAAGTCAAGCGTAAGAACTGGCGTGATGGCGAATATCTAGCGACTTTTGTAAACAGTTATGGATGTAGAATTGCCCCTTCACCAAAATATAATCAACATCGTGGCGAACGTTGTTTTAATCCAGTAGATGCAGTGCTCCTGACAGACGAGATACTAGATGACTTCCTCGAGGATGATTGGGAGATTGTCGAATGACAGGTATTGAAGCACTACAGGCATTACGTGAAGGGAAGAAAGTAGCACACCCTGATCACGATGAAGAGTATTACGTTCAAGTTATTGAATACGTGTTGGGTGGCAATACACTAAAAGTAATTGCTTGGGTAAGACTAGACGGACAACAAATAACACTTAACCCTGTAACTTGGGGGATAATTAATTATGTAGATGCTTCGTTATTTTTACACGATGATTGGGAGATTGTCGGATGACAAAGCTAATCTGGATCACACCGGAAGCCGAAAAGGTCATCGGGTACTGCGCTAGGGTCTCCAACCCAGCCAACCAAGATAACCCAGACGTATCCCGGTTACTCTCCTACTGCATCAAGCATGGGCACTGGTCAATCTTTGAGATGGCTAGTATGTGCGTTGAAATCAAGACAACCCGTGCTATTGCTCCGCAGATTCTGCGGCATCGTTCCTTCAGTTTCCAAGAGTTCAGCCAACGGTACGCAGAGGTGCACGATTTCCCCGTACTGGGCGAGATGAGGCTTGCTGGTACAACTAACCGCCAAAGCTCACAACCTATGCCAGAGCGGGAAGATTTGGATGCCGATATGCAGGGCGTTATCTTGGATGCTGAGTTGGCTGTATCCCGTGGCTATCATGCATACAATCAACTGATAAAAGCCGGTATCGCTGCGGAGACTGCAAGGATGGTACTACCGCTTTGCACTCCAACCACGATGTATATGAGCGGTAGCATACGGTCGTGGATTCATTACGTGCAGCTTAGGACGCAGGAAGATACCCAACTAGAGCATAGGGAGATTGCAGAGTCCATCAAGGCTTTGATGGCTGAACACCTGCCGATCACAATGGGAGTAATAGGATGAGATTTGGGGAAGTATTAGATGCTTTTCTGGATGGATTACCCATAACCCGTAAGGCATGGTTAGACGATGACGAACACAGGATTGTTTTTCATGACCCAACAACTAACAATTTTGTAGACCGACAAACAGCGGAACTGTGGGAAACACAATGCAAGTTCACATGCTTCACCTATGAAGACATGAAGGCAGATGACTGGGAAGCTTGCGAATGGGAAAGTGGAGATAACGAATGACGATTGAACAAGCCTTCACGGCTTTGAAGCACGGTAAGCCAATCCGGCGGATGGCATGGGATAGATACCGCCTATTGAGGTTCTGTGAGCTGTGGGACGGTTTCTCAGGCGCAGATATTGAACGTATCAATGCAACCTGTTTGATATCGGGAGAAGACCTGCTGGCTCATGATTGGATCGTAGGTAAGTTTCACCCGGTCAAGAATGAAGTCATATGGGAGGTAGCCGAATGATTACCTTTGACCCTTCACGCATTGACCCAGCAAGCGTCTTACTCGGTGCTTTAACTTGGTGGCTTTGGTCTAAAATCATGGGGACTGTTTACTATTGGTTCGCTGCCATAGCTTCTTGTATGAAAAACGACTCAAGAGAAAAGGTTATGGGCATACTCATGGATAAAGCTCGCATGACGTTTGATAAACGACTCCCGCACTGGGAGGTAGCAGAATGATTACCTTTGCTCTTGGTATCCTGCTGGGCGCTGGGTGCTTGGCTGTCTATAACGAGATGTACACAAGGTGGTTGTACGCTGATGTCAAGAGACGAGCGAAACAGCAAGGCATCAGTGAACGTCAGATGAAAGATGCTCTCGTATGGGCAGCGACAGAAGAAATCGAGGAGAGCCTACATGGCAGCACAACCCGGAGCAGGTAGACCAACTAAATACACGGAACAGACCGTATCAAAGCTTCTGGAGGCTCTGAGGGGTGGTAACACCCGCAGGGCTTCCTGTGCTGTTGCCAGCATTTCGCAAGATACTCTTGCCCTATGGCTAAAAGAAAAGCCGGAATTTGCGGATGCTATAGAAAAAGCCGAAGGTGAAGCCGAAGCAAAGATGGTTTCTGTTATCAAGTTAGCATCTGACACCACTTGGCAGGCTGCTGCATGGTGGCTTGAACGTAAGCACAAAGCCGAGTGGTCATCTAGGGTAGAGCAGACCGGCGCTGACGGTAGCCCAGTCAAGGTCATCGTGGAGTACGCCGATTCAACAGGAGATAAGTAATGACAGGCGCAGAAGCAACTAAACTTACAACATTTGATGACGTACTAGGTGACCTTGCGATAGGCACAGGTATACGTCGAAAACGATGGGATGAGGATACGGTCCTTTTCTACCACTACAAGACTGCAAACTTTGTCAAAATCAACAATTACATAGAATCTAAAACAATCACTAGAACTATCCCGCTTGCAATTGAAGACTTAGTAGCTGATGACTGGGAAGTTGTAAAAGGGGAATTGATTGTGACGGTTGACTATGAGTACGCTGATGGTAAAAATTAGTTTTCACGGGGTCATTCCTACCCGCGCTACCAAGTACTCGGCAGGTTACGATCTACGCTCACCCGGTGACATCGTGATACCTGCTGGGGCTACTGTAGGGGTTGACACAGGCACTTATGTTTCTATGCCTGTTGACCTTTGCGCTCTGGTCTGTAGTCGCTCTGGTCTAGCCTTGCGTGGTCTTGCCGTTGCTAATGCTCCCGGCATTATCGATGCTGACTACACCGACACTATCAAGGTGCTACTGCATAACAGGACACAAGGTGAGTGGGTCATTGAGGCAGGAGACCGCATAGCGCAGTTGGTGTTTACGCCTTTTGTGGTTGGTGACGATGTTCCGTTAGATGAGCGTACAGGCGGGTTAGGTAGTACTGGTGCCTGATATCAGGCTGGTATTGCCAAGACCGCATGAAGCCCAGCAGGTCATATTACGGGAAGCCAAACGGTACAACGTGCTTGCCTGCGGGAGACGATTCGGCAAAACTACCCTCGGCGGTAATCTGCTGAGCGACCCTGTCCTAAAAGATGCTCTACCCTGCGCGTGGTTTGCACCTACCTACAGGCTCCTTGAAGAGGCATACAACGACCATAAGCGCATCTACCAACCTGTCATCCGGCGAGCTGTGCAAACACCCGCACCACGCATTGAACTGATAACCGGGGCAGCGATTGACTACTGGACTCTTGATGACCCGTCAACCGTTGCCCGTGGTCGTAAGTACAAGCGAGTCATCATTGACGAAGCCGCCATGGCACGGCATCTAGAGCAAGCCTGGACGGAAGCCATACGCCCAACACTAACAGACTACAAGGGTGATGCTTTCTTTCTGTCTACGCCTAAAGGCTCCAACTACTTCCGGACGCTCTACGGCATGGCTGGTGTAGATCCGGATTGGATGGCATGGCAGATGCCTACCACCGCTAACCCTTGGATAGATGCCGAGGAAGTTGCTAAGGCTGGGGAATCTTTGCCGAGCATCGCGTTTAGGCAGGAGTACTTAGCCGAGTTCGTCGATGCTGCGGGAGCCAGAATCAAGCGGGAGTGGCTACGGTACGGTGATTGCCCTGAAGGGCTACCTACCTACATTGGGGTTGACCTTGCAATCAGTACCAAGAGTGAAGCCGACTATACCGGCGTGGCTGTTGTGAGCCGGGGAGACGATGGGACGATATACGTTAGAGACATCAACCGTACCCGTGCGGACTTTGCTTCCGTGCTACGGTTCATTGAGGCTATGGCGGATAAGTGGAAACCGTCTATGATTGGCATCGAGCAGGTGCAGTACCAAGCTGCTGTCGTGCAGGAGCTCCTTAGACGCACGAAACTACCAATCCGGGGGATACGCCCAGACCGTGACAAAGTGACCCGCTTTGCGCCTCTAGAGGCTCGGTACGAACAAAGCCAAGTGATGCACTGCCAAGGGCTACCGGCTTACTTTGAAGATGAACTGTTATCTTTCCCTGTAGGCAGGCATGATGACGTGGTAGACGCTCTGGCTTATGCTTGGCAGGTGTGCGGATCTAAGCGTTCATGGGGTGCAGTCTAAAATATATATCCCTATACCCTTGCAGTATATATATCGACAGTGTATATTATTGACATCAAGCAGGGAGATAGAGAGATATGGAACTTACCGCACAAGACAAATTAGCCGCATTGAGAGCTAAAGCCAAATCATCCGGGTTTGTTGCACCAGCACCTAAGAATCCAGCAGTCGTTGGACAAAGTGTAATTGCTAAGTTTTACAAGGAGTGCAATGGTTGGGTTAATCATGGTTGTGGACTCAAAGGTTACGTTGCAACAATCCACGGAACTGTAACAAAAATAGACGGTATGCAGATATGGGTGACAGATAGCAATACAAGTTACAAAGTCAATGCACTAAGTTGCCATTACATCAAGTAACGATTAGGAACCCACAAAGCCCCCGCAAGGGGGCTTTTCTTTTTGTGGGATACTGAAGCCATGGGTATCTTTGACCGCTTCCGAAGCAAAGCCGTTGCCAATCCTACACAGGCACTACCACTGCCACTATCCCAAAGCCGTGATGTATACCTAACCGGCTATGGTTCTGGACAACTGCAAACATTGCTACGCCGGGCACTTCCTGGAAGTACTAAGGACTGGTCAAGGGTAGCCGGTGACTTAGGTCTAAACGGCGTTGTGGCTAGTGCGATTGACTGGTACGTCAGGAACTACCCACAGGCAACACCGAAGTACTACCGCCCGGTAGACAGCCAGCAGGCGGAGCCGGTAGAAGACCATCCGGTGCTACAGCTCATGGCACAACCGGATCCGATGATTATGGGTAGCCTTTTCTGGGGCTGGGTCATTCAAGACTACAAGTTGTTCGGCAACACCTACCTGCGCAAGATTCGCTCTACAACCCGTGGTGTGGTTACCGCCTTGCAGTTCCTTCCGCAGGACATGGTACGCCCAGTAGGCAACGGCACAAACCCGCTTACGCATTACGTCTACACTACTGACGGGCGCTCCTTTGATATCCCTGTATCCGACATCATCCACATCCGGTATGGCAGAGACCCAAGCGATATCCGCTTAGGACGTGCACCACTTACCGCTGTACTGCGTGAGATTGCAACTGACAACACTGCATCCACAACCGCTTATGGCTTGCTTGCCAATGGCGCTATGCCTAGCCTTATTGTCGGGCCTGATGCCAAAGAGACAACCGTAGACATGAGCATAGACGATGCTCGGCAGGTCAAGCGGCAACTTCACGAAGACCTAACCGGGGACGGTTCCGGCGGTATCGTGGTAATGACTGGTGCCTACAAGATGGACCGTGTATCCCTTACGCCATCCGAGCTTGCTTTAGATTCTGTGAGACGTGTACCGGAGGAGCGCATCTGTTCCGCCCTTGGTATCAACCCGATGGTACTGGGACTTGGAAGCGGGTTAGAGCGGTCTACCTACAGTAATTACGAACGTGCCCAGCAAGCGGCATGGGAAGATGGCATGGTGCCACTCCTGCGTACTCTTGCGGATGCTATCACCGCTGACCTCCTGCCGGAATACCCTGAGACACAGCAGGGTGATTATGTCATGTACGACCTTGAAACCGTGCGTGCTTTGGCTGATGATCTTCAGGCTGAAGCCGACAGAGCGGAGAAACTCTACAAGTCTGGCATCATTGATCGGGCTGAAGCTAAGCGCATAGCCGGGCTGGAAGCCGTGCCGGAAGACGAAGGCGTGTTGCATCCATCCGCTATCAGTGTTCAGGCTGGTACAAGTGCATCGCTAGCAGAGACAACCAACGCTGCTGGTATCCTTATCCGCTCTGGCTATGATCCGGGTAGCGTTACGAGCTTCCTAAACCTGCCAGTACAGCACACAGGAGCTGCTCCGGTTACCCTGCGAGATGAAGCCAAAGCGTACGAGATGAAGTTTGTACCAACCGAAGCAATGCGGACAGCAGCACAACGGGCACTTGACTGGAAGGCCGAAGGCTTTGATGGCGGGACACGGGTAGGGCTTGCAAGGGCTAACCAGATTGTAAACGGTGAGAAGTTATCTGAAGACACGATACTGCGGATGTACTCTTTCTTTTCACGTCATGAAGTGGATAAACAGGCTGAAGGCTTCAACGCTGGTGAGGAAGGGTTCCCTAGTCCGGGGCGTGTAGCATGGGACCTATGGGGCGGTGATGCTGGTTTCCGCTGGGCTACTGCTAAGCGGGATGCAATGCAAACGGACGGCAAGAGCCTTGATACCGACCACGTCTGCACTCCGGGGGTAGTGTACAAGTCTCACCCTTTTTACGGGTACGAGCTGGAGATCAGCTCAAGCGAGTAAACGACGGCACTGCACGGATCTACGCCGCTAGCCAGAAGTTCCGTAACGACTTGCTGGAGCGTGAAGGCGTAGCCATCAGCCGTATGCAACGTGCATACAAGGCAGCAACCAAAGCAAGCATCGATGAGCTTGAAGCACTAGAGGGCCGGATAGCCGAGCGTGAAGCAAACGGGGAACCGCCAAGCGAAACCATCCTCTGGATGCGTCAGCGCATCATCGACAACATTGAAGAGTTAGGACGTAACCTTAAAAAGTTTTCAATCGAGGGGGCACAGATAACCGCCGATGGACAACTCGAAAGTGCCATCCTTGCGAATGAGGCGAGCGGGAGCTTGGTTGAAGCGGCGGCTGGTCGTAAACCGGCAGGCGTTACACTCGGATCTTCATGGACAACCCTCCCCGATGAAAGCCTCCAAGCCTTTGTCGGTTTTTCGGGTGATGGAAGCCCTCTGGGTGTCCTATTTGAAACCATACCGCAGGTGACTACAGATGCTATGCAAATGGCATTGGTGCAGGGTATCTCGTTAGGTGAAGGTCCACGAACGGTAGCACGGCGGGTACGGAAGGCAGCTGATATCGGACGCTATCGAGCAGAGACGATAGCACGAACTGAGATGATCCGTTCTGCCCGTGAAGCGCAACGGCAACTCTATACCGAGAACTTTGCAGTGCAGGGATACCGACGGCAGGCTACCCAAGATGCAAGAACTTGTTTAGCGTGTTTAGCGTTATCAGGAACATTGCACAAGACCGATGAAATCATGCCTAGTCACGTAAATTGTAGGTGCGTTATGGTCCCGGAAACGCTCTCTTGGGCAGAGATAACCGGTGATTCTTCTATCCCTGATACCCGCCCAGCCGTGGCAACACCTGATCGAATCCTTGCAGGTCTGTCGGAAGCTGACAAGATGGCAATCATGGGACCGACACGCTATCAGATGTACATGGATGGCAAACCGCTTGCTGATTTCGTGCAGGTGGAGCAGAACCAAGATTGGGGACCTACAACCCGTGTACTGCCACTACGGAGCCTCCTGTAGG